TTAAATATAAAAATTCCTTGTTTTCTATTAAAAAAACAAGGAAGAAAAGGGGTTCTTATGATGAAAAATACACTATTTCTTTATGATTATCTTTTTGCGATTTTTTCCCCGGACAAACGAAATGTGAATCCATTTGTTATATTCATTTATAAGTTGGTCGTATTCGATTTTGGAGCTTTGAATGATATTAAAAACAGCATTTACACTCAGCCCCGGAACGGTAAAATCGACCGCCTGCCCTTTTTTGTGCTGAGAGTTGACATCTCCGCCGACGATTTTGTTCAGCTGTTCATTTCTGAAACCCGAAGAAATTATCATCGGTTTTTCGAGAATATCGCGGACAGGCTGAAGGCAGAAAACGATTAAATCGAGCATGCAGTCAAGCGAGTTTATATCGGGCATGTTGTTAATATTATGCTGTATTGCCTTCTCTGAATGTATGAGCTCCGAAAGTTTGAAGTTTAATTTTTTCATTTTTCTTCTTCCAACCTGTCGATTCTGTGATGCGCGGACTTGACTGACTGTTCATTAATTGCCATACGTTCCAAAACGGAATTATATCTGCGCATATCCTCTTTTAATTCCTGTTTATCCTGCCGTAAAGTTTCTTTCATTTCTTCTTTGTCTTGTTTGAGGGCATCTTTCATTTCTTCGACCTGTTTTTCGATGTTTCTGATTGTCGAAACGTAAATGCCGACGAAAAAGGCGAGAATGAGAAGCTGAACGATTAAAGAGATAATAAATTCGGTTCCTATGCTCATTTTTCTTCTTTCCACCCCTTTTTATTGAAATACTTCTGAAAGACGTCAACGGCGAAGCTCATGATGTTTGCCTTGATTGTGTTTGTTCCGTTATTTTTGATTATTTCCCGAAAAATCAGACTTGTTAAACGTCTGTATTCGTTCATTGTCAAAGAACTTTTAAAGAAATTTTCTGCCATAATTTTATGCTTAAATTCGAGCATAAAATCGTGAACCATTGAAGCAAGCAAAAAATCGTTGTCGGTTCTTGCGCCGATTAAGCGCCATAAAAAGCGGGGAATGTCTGCCCCGTTCCAACAATACCCGTTATGAATAACAAAATCGAAGCTCCTTTCGCTTGTCTGAACGACAACGCTGACGGAATTTTCGAGAATAAACGGAAATTTTTTTTTGCGCTCGATTAAAGCGGAGCTGTCACCAAATTCAATCACTCTGACCGAAACTTCAGGGCAGGGGGAAAAGAAAATTTGTTCGATTGTTTCTTTTTTCACTTTATCAAATCCTTCAGAAACAAATATGCCTCTTTGAGTTCGGGAGCTTTTTGGATTAAACGCTCAAAATCGGCCTTCAAATCCGAAATGATTTCTTTCATTTCTTTGTCAATGTGAGTTTTGCCGAAATAGGCTTTAATTTCTTTGACGATTTTGTTGACCTTGTTAAAAATTTTGATTTTTCTGAAAATGTTCATAATTTCGCTCCTTATTAACGTTTTTTTGTTGAAATGTTAATTATTTTCCTCAAATTCTTTATGCTCGAATAAATAATCGAGCTGTTCTGATGTATAGCCGAGCATTGCGCCTATTGAATTGATTAAAGGGTTTCCTCTGAAATAATCGTTTGCATAGTCAAATTCAATGAGGGCTTCGGTGGATTGAATCTGCGCTCTTAATTGTTCCGGAGTGATTCCTTTGTCTCTGTAAAGTGCAAGAAAAACCTCTCTTTTTGTCAGAGAAAGCATATCAAGTCTTTCTCTTTCCTGCTCTGCCTGTTCTTCTGCCGTATAACCCCACGCTTCAAGCTGTGTTTTGGTTTCTTCGACTTTATAATTGTGAGCGTTTGCCATACAGACAAAATCGAATTTTTCTTTTTTTGAAAAAGGTTTATTTAAAATTTCTTTTATTTCCATTTTTTACTCCTCTTCTAAATATCCTTCAACTTTCCAACGTATCGGAATTGCTACAGAGCCACTTTTAATTGAAAAACCTGTTTTTGAAGCATTGACTAATGACATATTTTGAACTGAAACGCCGGCGGAATTAAATGAGTTGGTCGTTCCCCAAACCAAACCAACATAATAATTTGTATCTTTAAAGGTATTTGTAAAATGGATATTTCGTTCTCCGGCCGTTCCCTCGGTTTCCCCACGTTCCTCACACCATAAGCCGACATAATTTCCTGTCTGAGGGTCGTATTCTCTGAAAATTTTATATCCTGCCGTTCCGTTGTTCCCGAGTTCAATTAATTTTCTGAAACCCGAGGTATTTGAAACATTTGATAAATCTTTGTCAGCTTTTCCGTTCAAATCAGTTGCGATTTCGTCAATGTCAACCTGAACGGCTGTTTTTGCGGTTGTTGCAACAACAATGTAGTAATAACCGTCTAATGCTGTCGTGATAGCCGATAAATCCGCAATAATTCCCGATTTTGTGCCGTCTGTGGTAATGCCCAAAGTTTTTGCCGTAAAGGCGTTTTGGGTTGTAGTTGCTGTTCCGACAGCTTCGCCGTATTTTCCCTGATTTACATGAAGATAATAATTCGCCGCATCCAATGCTCCGTTATTTGTCCCGTCGGTTATACCGATAGACATCCCGTTACCTTTGGCAGGAACTGAAGCATTTAACGAAGTATAAATTTTATTACTGTATTTCGGAAGTCTGACTTTTGCAGGGGTGTTTCCCGATTCTGCCGTATAAACGAATTTACCGCAAACCCCGTTTGAGGAAACGGCGCTCTGCCAATTCGCTTCAGTGGTAAAAATTGAAGTGTAATCACCGCTGTCATAGAGGTCGCCGATATATTCAACGAAATCGGCATAACTGCCTGAACCCGACAATTCCGCACCGTCAAGCAGATGAAGTCCTGAATCCGTCAGTTCAAACGGTGAAAAAACAATTTCCCCGATGTTTCTCAAAATGGCTGAAATTGTTCCGTCGTTGGCGACATTGATTCCGTCGCCGATTTTGACACCGCCTATTGTCGAATCTGTCGCAGGGCTTTTGGTCATGTAGGTCGATTTGATATTGTTTCCGTCCTCGTCGCCTTTGGCTCTCGGCGCCCGAATTTCATATTCGGTATTGTTTATTTTTATTTTTTCTAAATAGTTTGTCATAGTTTCCCCCCTCAAGATGATAGTGAAGTAAAGGTCAGAGTTTCGTTGGCGTATGAAACAGACCAGCTTCCTAAGGCCTTCATAACACCGTCAGAATCAACGGAAGTGGTCCTGCCGTCAGACTTGACCACTCCCACTCTTTGTGAGCTCGCATTATTTACATAAGGAATATAATATTTGTTTGTGTTCGGATTCTTTAATAGAGCTCTGTTTTGCTCAATAAATAATGACATTTTTTATTCCTCTTAGTCAGCAATTTCAACGAACGACAAATAATTCATATCGTTTGTGAACGAAGAAACATTTGTCGGTTTTCCGGTTAAATCGGAATAAGCTCCCGAAGTTGCAACAGTTGCCAAATTCGGGAAATCGGTGATTTCAGATTTTGTATGAGTATGAACAGCTGAAGCATAAGAGCCTGAAGCCTGTTTTCCGTCGAGTGCTTTTTCGAGTTTTCCGATTGCAACTCTAACGCTGTCAGAACCCGATACAGCCGAAACGGAAGAAGCCTTTGCATAACTTGTCATTAAATCGTCGGTTAAGTCTGACAATTTTGTCGGCAAATCTGAAGTCTGCGCATATCCGGTTAAATCTGTTCTTGTGCTTCCGATTTTTTCAAGAGCATTATTTGCAAGAATGTATTCGTCATAAAGGTCGCCTGTTGCGCCGTCATTTGCAAGAATCATGTAAATTGTGTTTTCGTCTGCGTTTGAAGCTGTCGGAAGCGACTGAACAATGCTTCTTTTAAGATGGCTTGCATTTGCGACTGCTGTTGAAATTGCGCTATCTGTTTCGGTTTTTGTGTAATAAGAACCGAGAGACTGATGTGAACTTATAACAGTTCCGAGGTCAACAACTCTGTTTGCATCAGGGGTAAGGTTTGAACCGTTCATTTTGATTGTGACGATTGTGTTTTTCTCTGCATCGGCGGGAACATTGCCCAAATTTCCGCCCGAATTGTTTGTGACATACTTTGCGAGAGTGTTAGGATAATATTTTTTGGTTGGGTTTGTAGGGTTATCCACGATTTGAACGTGTTTTGCCGTAAGACTTGATAAATCAGGTGTGGTCATTTTTTTGTATCCTTTCTATTTACTACTCATTATTGTTTGTTGCCTGACTGAAAGACAGACATTCGCTCTGATACTCAATATTCCAATTGTTAATTGAGCCGACCTTCGTGTTTACTTCGTTGACTGCGCCGACGAGAGAACCTTTTTCTGTCGTTGACAGCGTTGAAGGTTTGCCGACAGCAGTGTCGATTTTGTTGAAATTATTGTTTAGCGCAGTTTGAATGTTGAAGGTCTGAGCGCCGTCAGTCTGAGGGTCATATTCAAATAAATCAAGATTTTCAGTTGTTGAAGACATTATTTTTTCCCTTCTTTTATGCCGTTAAAACCGAACCAAAGGCGAAATCGTCAATTTCGTGTGCCTGAAGCTCGTCAAGTGTCATAACATTGTGAATTTCGCGAATTAAAAGGTATCTGTAAAGCAGTTCATAAGCCAAATGCGCAGGTTTGATTTCGTCAACCGCATTTTGAAGCGCTTCCAAATCTTCGGGAACTCCAAATTCCCCGACGAATTTTATTTTTATTTTGCCGTTCAGAAAATCGACAACTGTTTCGCCGTTTTTCCAAGAATCGCAAACTCTCTGAAGCAAAACGACACAATTTTTTCCTTTTCCGCGCCATTTTGCTTTGATGTTCGTTCTTCTCTCTTCGAGTGTAGCTCCGCTTCTGACAGTGATGACAAGGAATTTTTCAAAGAACCGACAGCTCTCTTCACTCATTCTGTCAAAGAAAAAATCTGATTTAAGTTCGTCACTCAACTCGTCAATTCTCTTAATTTCACCGTCAAGCGCACCGAAAAAGCTGATATAAAGCGGGTCTTTTCTCAAAAATCGGCAGACAAGTTTCAGACAATATTTTTCAAAGTCCATTTTTTTAATCCTCAAAAGTGATAGTCAAACTTTGAAGAACGGGAACTTCCGCACTTGTTGAAGTTTCCGAAAGAACAATGTTTGAAGTGCTTCCGTTGACGAGTAAATCAGAATAATCAATAACCCCGTCCGAATCAAGAATGTAGTTCCCGATTTTCGCATAAGAAACATAATTTTGCTTAAATGATATTGATTTTAAATACTCGGTGATTTTGTTTTCGACGTTTTCTCTGACCTCGGCTTCGGTGTAGGTCGTTGCTTTTGTCGCTGAAAAAGTGATTGTGAGGTTTTTTGCCGTTGCACTTTCGGCGAAGAAATAAGCTCCCATAGGCGCACTTCCGTTTCCGCACCCTTGGCCGACATTCACTCCGTTTATTGTTTCATAAGGGTCAATTGTCGTCTGAACGGTGTTTAAAAGAGTAGCGTTTGCGGGTTTTCCTTCGTTGTCGATAATTAAAGCGCTGACTGTATTTTCGCCGTAAGGTAATGATTTAATTTTGCAATCTCCGACACCCGGAATTGATTTAACCTCTTTTTTGTACCATGCACGATTACCCGACACGATAGGTTCTGTGACATCTTCAATGTATCGTTGCCAAAGTTCGTCTTTTGTTTCGGCTTCATATCCGCCCGAAAAAGCTGTTTCGTTGACAACAGCAGTAAAATTGCCTTTGTAGGTGATAAATTCCGTAATTTGTCCCGCAATGACGTTCCCGACTGCGCCCGCGCTTAAACATTCGGCGCTGACTTCACCGCTTTCTTCAATTGTTTTTGTTTCGGTTGCTTTAAACTGCAGTCCGTCAGGAGTTTGAAAAATGTCCCCGGTGTGGACGGTGTCAGAGCCCGTCAGTTTCAGAGTGCCGACAGAATAAGTCGCTGTTTTAAATATTATTCCCCTCAACTGATAAACGAGGTCTATCATGTCCTCAAGCTCGAGGTTCCTTAAATCCTGCCAAGTTGTGATATATTCAATTTTGTCCTGAACGTATTTTAAAGCCGTTGCAACAGCTTTTGTCCATTCCCAAAGGTCCGTCCCTATCGTTTTTTGGTATTCGTCAGAAATTTCCGATAATATATCCGCCTGAATTTCTTCAATTGCTTTAAATGAAATCGCCATTTTCAACCTCTAATTTTACTTTGCTGTCATCTTTGAGCTTAACTTCAATCTCCCCGTTTAAAACCCCGTCTTTTGCGCTCATATTGAAATAAGTTATTGTTTCAATTGCGGGGCAGAGAAGAAGTCCTTCCGTTGAACAGCGCTCAAACTCTGATTCCTCATAGCCGTTGTTAAGGTATTTTTGCCCGAAAATTTCGTCAAAATTCGTTCCGAAATCAGTTCCTTTATAGACTTCCACCTTATTTTTGAAAATTTTATAAAATTTGATTATCCACTGTTTGACGGCTTCAAGTCCTGATATATAAACAATTCTGCCGTTTTCAATGACCGTTTTGTTATTGTCAAAATCAAATTTTGGTATTTTATAAAAATCAGAATCTTCTTCAAGCAAAGAAACATCAATATTCAAACTGTCGTCGTCCTGAGGAAACATTTTAAATTACCTTGTCTAATAAAATATATTTGCCGTACATATCGCCTAATGGCGCAAGAATAACTTTGTCGCCGACTTCGATTTCGCATTTCAGCGCCAAAAGTTCAGCGTTGATTTTTTCAATCGCCTGAGAAAGATAATCAACCGCCGAAGGCATTGAGCAGGGCGAACCCGTAAAAGAATGAGTTTCGCTGACTGATTTTGCGTTTTCGATTAACGAGGGAACATCAGAGGACAGCGCCGAGGTTTTGTCTATGTTGCACCTGAAACGAAACTGCTCAGAAACAAAAAGGTCGTTCCCTTCGCTGAGAGTGAACGCTCCGCCCTCTGTCGTAACTTTCAGAGGTTCAATTGAGGAAACAAAGCCGAAAACAACTTCTTTAAGGTCTGTCGGATTATCTCTCTTTTTTATCTCTTTGGCTAAAAATTTTGAAAAACTATACTGTTGGCCCATTAAGAATAAAGCTCCATTGCGCAATTTACGGTATGAACACCGTTTTCGATTTTATGACTTGATGTTTTGACGAGATAATCGCCGACAATGTTTGTGACAGTGTCTCTAATCGGAATAATTACACCCTTTTTTATCCTGTCCTCGCCGAGAAATTCAACATTGTTAATAGTTGTTGTAGTGCGGTTTTTCTCGATTAGTTTATTTGCCGTAATTATTGAATAATTTTTTGCGGTTTGGTCGGGAACAACAACTTCCTGCAATAATCCGTATTTACCAATCGAAGAAGGGTCGCCACTATCTGAAGCAATTATAAAATCTTTATCGCCCAAATAAATTCTTATTCGGTTTTTTAATTCCTGCATACTCGCTGAAATTTTTATATTTCCGAGATTTTCAGCCGAATTAATTGTGAAACCTTTTGCTAATTCCCCTTTTAAATCGGTCAGTTTATAGACAGGTTTGATATCAACAACCCCGAGAGAACAGTCAACGACATATTTGTTTCCTGTTTGTGCGCTCGATAGTTCGAGTAATTTCTGTAATATTTCTTTGACTGTTTTCTTTTTAAACGGTTCATCAACCGTTCCTTTTATTTCCTGAATTGTTCCGGCGGGAATTTGGACGGACAACAAAAGTCTTTTGATTTCGCTTTCAATTTCGCCTTTTGCCTGAAATGAAATTTCATTTTTTCCGAGATAAAATCCGTAGTCATAGGCAATGTAGTTATAAGTCAAATCTCTGTCATAATCTAAGTCGGTGATTATTCCTTTAAAAACTTTTTCGCTTCCGTTGTTTAAAATAAACTGACGGCCGAGATTAAATTTTGTTTTTGAACTAAATTTGATTATTGTTGAATAGGTTTCAATATCATCTGACCATGAAAATGAACCAAATTTTTCAAATTTCGTTTTATCTATTGTTAAGAAATAATCGTACATATCTTTAAACTCAGAAAAAAATGCTTTATAATAAATCAGGTGGTTCTTATGTTCAAAAAAATATTCTTAATTTTATCTGTTCTTTTATTCTGTCCTCTTTGCTTTGCAGGGCAGGCTTCAAACGTAACCATTTCACCTGTTATGATTCAACAGCAAAATAATTCTGCTCCTTCAAAATATTCGCCCGATATGGTTAAATATTTTGGGAAAGAATATCTTTATTTTTATTTTTCTCTTCCACCGGAACAAAGAACGGATGATGCAATTAACAGTTGGGGAAAATACGAAAGAAACGAAATTAGTTGTTTCAACTCTCAGTATAAACCCACTTCGACAATTTATCCTTTAGTTCCAAAATGGCAACAGGATTTAGCTGATTATTATGATACTTTGCCGACTGAATAATTCTACTTTGGCTTAAATTCTGTCAGCTTAATTCTGTATTCAATATCTTTTGCACCATTTTCGATAAATTCATATTCATCAACCGAAACAAGTTCGTTAAAAACTGTTTTCTTCGTATCTGTCGTAATTACACAGCGAAGAGGCTGAGAAGTGTCCTGTTTTGTTTTGATGAAGGTGTGAATTATCCAACCGTTTCGCACGGCAAAAGGCTCGGCAAAATCATAATCTTTGTCAACGGGAAAAACAGACGACCACTGAACGCTTTTGTTTTTCTTTATGCCAAAAATTCTGTAATAGGCTTTTGTTGTTTTAAAATCACTGTTTTCGCTCTCTGTCAGAACTTTTAACCCGTTCGGAACAATGGGAACGACAAGAGGGAAAAGTCCCGCTTCATCTGTCAGTGTTATGTGCATTCCCATTGTTTAAAGTGCTCCTAATTCTGCTTTTAGTCTCATTGTGAATTTTCGCTCCAAATCATCAAGAAAACGGCTGTCGCCTAAAATATCACCGTAAAAATTAACATTTATGATTTTGTTTGAATTTGAATTGTCGTTATTTGAAACGGAAGAAGAATAATTTTTGTTTTCTTCCTTTGTGAGAACTCTCTCGCCTCTGTGAAGCTCTGCAACATATCCGTCAAACGGAACATTGTTCAGACCGCCTGCGTGTGAGCCGTCAACTTTGACCCTTTCCCCCGTCTTTTTTCCGTTCAGACCGAGAAAAGATTTGACCCCGTTTATCGCCTTTTCAACCCATTCAACAATGTTTTGCCAATTTTTAATTAATTGAGTTGTGAGGAAAAGCAGAGGGTTCATTGCAACAACTGCCTGACCGATACGGGAATTTGAAAGCCAGTCCCACGCCCTTTTGACAGCTTCGACGACCTTGTCCCAATTCTGCCAAAGCAGAACAAGAACGCCGATTAATGCACCCACACCGACAGCGATTAACCCGATAGGGTTTGCAATCATTAGAGCATTCCAAATGCCCTGAACAATATTAACCGCCTCAATTGCTTTTGTGAGAGTATTAACTATGGCAATTGTTTTTGAAATTGTCTGATAAGCAACAAATGTCGCCAAAACAGCCGTTGCAATCGGAATGAGCCAATTAATATTATCGGCCAAAAATTTCACGGAATTTGCAATTCCCGAAAGTATCGGGGTTACTGTCGCCTTAATTTTCGGAAGGTTCGAGATGATTTTGTCTGCGACTTCCTGAATTGTCGGCATTAATTCAGATGCAATTTCAAACCCGAATGCCTGAAAACTTCTCGAAATGTCGTCAAAAGTGTCCTGCATTTTAACCGCGGAATTGACGGCATCATCACTCATTCCGAGCCCTAATTCTTTGTATTTTTTCTGAAGCTCGTCAACCGATTTTGCGCCTTGGTTTAAAAGGGGCATTAATTCTGAACCGCTTTTGCCGAAAAGTTTATTTGCGAGGGTTGCTTTTTGCGCTCCCTCGGGCATTTTTTGAAGTGCAGAAATGCACTCTTTTAAAACCTGTTCCTGTGATTTCAGTTTGCCGGATGAATCCTTGACCGAGACACCCAAAGATTTAAACAGAGCAATTGAACTTTTGTTTCCGTTATTTGCTCCGCTCATTGCATTCGAGAGCGTTTTCATTCCGCCCTGCAGAGTGTCAATGCTCATGCCGTTTTGGGAAAGAATATAATCGAGCTCCTGATAGCCTTCACGCGATAAACCGAGTTTTTGGCTCATTTTGTCAATTTTATCGCCCGCTTCAATTGTGTTTTTAACCATTAAAGCAGTCGCACCGGACACAGCGCTTATTCCGACAACCGCAGTTGTGCAGGCGGTTTTAAACCCCTGCGAAAATTCTTTTGATACCTGCTGAATCTGTTTGTTTGCCCGTTTGAGCTCTTTTTCCGTTATTCCGATATTTTCGGCAATTTTTTTGAGCTGAGGCGAACATTTATCCTGCAGGGCTAAAACTATTCCGATTGTCTTTGACATTTTTAATTAATTCCCAAAAGTTTCTTCTGACGTTCGATTTCAAGAAGCAAACTTGCCTTCAAAAAGTTTCTTGTCACTTCGCTGTTTGCGAAATCATCAAGTCCGATTTGAATTGTTCCTTTAACCATAAAGAAAGACAGAGCGTATAAATCGCTGTCTTCCTGAATTACTTTTTTAGGGTGTTAAAATCAACCCTCTCAATGAAGCCGTAAATCATCAAAATTTTGTTTCCGAGCTCCAAAATTTCTTTGAGATTTGATTCAAAAACCAAATCAACAATATCATAGGGCTCAGTCGGTTTGAGTTCCTGATGAAGCTCTTTTTTCTGAAAGAGAGGACAGCTCTCATAAATGAGTTTCTGATAGCTTTTTATTTGCCCGAGTTCCTGCGCTTCCGACAAAAGAACAGCGATTTTGTCGGGATTAATCTTTTTAATCTCGATGTCGCCGTTCAGAAAATCAGAGTGATAAACCATTTCAAGAGGCTTTATAACCTTCTTTCGCTCTAAAATCTTTTCTACCGTTAATTTTTCCATAATTACCCCTTTTTAATAAAGAGAAGAGGAAGTTTCGGGCAAAAAGCCCGAAAACTCTCATTCTCTCTTTTGTCAATTGACATATTCTCTGCCGTCGCAGAGGTTATATAAGACTTTCCTGCTTCGTTAGCTTCGCTGTAGGCTCGGTTAGTCTGTATATTCCGCTTTAACCGCTTTGAAATTGTAGGTTTCCTCGATTAATTTTTTTGTTTCAAAGTCTATTAAAACAACTTCGTCGAGTGTTACTCCCGTACAAGCGAGCCTTGTCTGTTCGTCAGCATTCGGGTCTGACAGCGTGCCGACAAGTCGCATCGAAGGAAGTTTCAGTTCGTTCGCGCCTTTTAAAAATTGCTTTGCAATGTCAAAATTCAGGCGGTTTAGTGAAAATTCGCCTTCGATTTCGAGCCCGACAAGAACTCTTGATTTGCCGATAATGTTACAATTATCGTATTCCTCATAAACAGGCTTTGCCGTCGCTTTGAATTTTTTGACGTTGGCAAGCTCTGTATCAACGCCGTCAATGTTGACATACAAAGCGCCGAAGGTTCCCTGCAGGACTGTTCCTGCTTCAATATCGTTTGGCATAATAAATTTACTCCTTTAATTAGAACATTTTTACAGTCATCTTCATTGATTCGATAGCATCGAGGAATTTAACGTCTGCGAGAGGCAGAATATAATCGCCGAAAGTATTGTTTCTGACTTCTTCATCTGTCCATTCCTCAGCTTCGCTCTTGCCCGAGGCAAGCCACATTGCGCGCTGTTCTTCAACGTCTGTCTGAATGTTGTTTGCATAATTCGGGTCAAGAACTCCCATTTTTTCAAGTTCTCTGAAATAACCGTATTTGCAGGCATCAAAGAATAATTGCTGATTTTGGCGTTTATTTTTGTATTTGCCCTGATAGGACTTCTTAAACGCTGTTCTTATGTCGGTTGAAACTCTTCCTTTGCATTCCGCAATTGTGATTTTCTTCATGTCCTCGGTCTGATTTTCGCCGACTGTTGTCAGAGAATTGAAACCGTTTGCAAAACGGACATATTCGACATCCTCGTCGTATTCAAGGAAGCATGTCCCCTCTGCATAGCTTGAAGGCTCTGTGCAGTTTGAATATTGTTCTGCCATACTTGCGCCCATAATTGAACGTGTATAAGGACAGCCTGCGATTTGTCCTGTTATATACGGCAAAAGCTCAACCGTTGTCTGTGTCGTTGTTCCGTCCGCCAAAACAGCTGAAGGGGTGACAAAATTGACAACAAATTCGCTGTCCTTCGGAATGTTATAGACAACCGAGAATTTTTTGTTTGTGTGAGAATATGCGGCGACTGTTGCCTGTAACCCTGCTTCATCAGAAAACATCCAATCAAATTTTTGAACGGCTATCTGTGAAGCAACATCATCCATATCTGTTTTGGTCTGAAGAAGAATAACTTTTCTGACGTTCCCTTTGAAAATATCAATGACACTCTGTTTGAGCGTTCCTGATATGTCGGTTATTCCGACCGGGGAAGAATATGTTTTGATGTCGTAAGCGCTTGAAAGGCTTGTGTCTTTGTGAATGAAAAGAACTCTGCCCTTAGGCTGAACCTTAATTACAGATGACGCCAATTTTTCAAAGAGAATCTGAATTGTAGGCGTAACATCTTGGCGTGTTGTTGTCATATTTTTAACTCCTTATTCTGTGATTTCATTATCCATTTTTAATTTTTGCATCTTAACAAAATCAGAATCGTCATCAGGTATTATCTGAGCAAATTCAATTGTAATTGTCGTTTGCAAATAATATTCTTCCTCGTTCAGCGAACTTTCAACGTCAGAAATCAATGCAAATTTCGTTTTTTGTCCGTCCGTGACAGATATTTTTTTGTCTGAAAGCTCATTCAGTCCGTTTTTCGCCTGAAGAAGCTCCAAAAGTTTGTTTTCCTCGGCAAAATATATGATTTCAAAAACGTTTGTTATTTGTTCGATTTTGGGAGCTGTTTTGGTCCTGTTTTCGCTGACAAACCTCAGATAATAGCTCGGTCGGGTGATATTTTTGATGTCCTTAATCTGAACGGTATCATTCGGAAATTTCCCTTCGAGAGAAGCTCTCAAACCTTTGTATATTTTAATTGTGTCTATCATATTTCTGTCGTTTTATCAAAATATTCAAACATAAACTTTTCAACATTGTCTTCAAATTCGGGCAGAAATTCGATTTCCGCTTGTTTGAAAACATATTTGCCCGAAACAAATTTCAGCGGTTTCCCTTTGTGGTCGGTCATAACATGCCCCTGTTCAATTAAATGAGCATGACGGGCTCCGTTATAAACTCTGATGCAAAGGCTCTCATCTCTTTTATACTTTTTCCCGACTTTGAATTTTTTGTGATAATTAACGGATTTGCCTTTATAATTGACTTTGGCTTCGCCCTTTTTGACTTCTCTGTTTGCCGTTTTCTGAACCTGTTTTTTGAAATTCTGCGCATTTTCGCTCAGAAATTTATTTGTTTCTTCGGGGAAATCTGCCTGAATTGACCTGAAAAGCTCCTGCTTAAATTCCGATAACTGATTAAAAAGAAATCCGTCTGACATTTCCTATTTCATTTCATGCACAAAGACCTGAAGCTCAATGTGTCTGAACCCTTCATCAAGCGTGTAGTCAATTTCAAATTTTGTATTTCCGATTTTTAAATAATTCCACTTTGGCAAAAGCTCGGGAAAATTATAAAACGGATAAGAAATTTTGTGTGTCGTCTTTTCGACAACTGTGTCGGCAGGCCTGTTTCCGCTAAGAAGAGAGCCTATTCTCGTTTCGATTTTTGCAAAAACACTTTTGACTTTTCGCTCTTTTATGACTGCTTCGCCCAAATCGTCCGTTTCTTCGGTTTTGTATTTTTCCCAAATTTCAACGGGTTTGTTATATTCGCCTCTATTCATCAGCCTCGTCCATTTCAATAACGCTGTAACCGCCGTTGTTTCCGACAGGATAGGTGATGTCTGAACCTCTCATCTCAATTGTTTTTATCAGTGAAGTCAGCGTATAATCATTTTCAACTCTGTTTTTATCGGACAAAAATTCCCGATTATCGAAGAAATGCTGTGTCAGATACTTCAATAACTGCTCATAAAGTCTGTCGCCTTCCTGATAGGGAACACCCGTCTTTTGATAAGCGAAAGCAAGCGCCGTTTCATAAGCGCTCTGAAGGTCTGTGTCCTCAGAGGAATAATCTATTCTTAAAAATGCTTTGATGTCGTCTAAATTCATTTATTAATACCCTTAATGAAGTGTACGAAAAATTCGTACACTTTATAAAAATACTAATCTGCCAAAATCAACGCTTTCAGCTGTGCTTTGGTTGCATTTGCATCATAGGTGATTTCGAGAACGTCGCAGAGTGTCTGAAGTTCTGCTTTTGTGAAGTTCTCGAGGCTGTCTTCGGTAATTTCCGCCGTAGAAATTGCCGTTGTTACGTCCTCTGCCGAATCACTTTCTTCAACTGTCAGCCCTAATTTTTCAGCAACGGCTGTCAGTTCTTCAAGTGACGGCTCCACATCAGCAGGGACTATGATTTTTTTAAATATGCGAATGCTTCAGAGAAGGTCGGTTTGCCGTCAACAATTGCATAGCCCGTGTAATCGGTCTTGGCGTATCTGTTTTGGTCCTGAGTTAAAACAACGATATCTTTGTTGAAATTAACTACATAGCCTTTTTTGAAGTCGCCTAAAAGCAGGCAGTTTGCAGGAATTGCATCTTCTTCAACAACAGGAACCCCGTAAATTCTTCCTGTGAACTCGCCTGTCGGGTCGGGAACAAAAATCGGTCTGCCTGTTGAATCCTGAATGCCTGCAATGAAGTCCCAAATAAATTCTGCTTTTGCATAAAATTTCTTGTTGTAACCGCTCTTAATTGAGCCTATCATATCTCGCAAAAGTTTTTCTTTGGCCTGTGATGTTGCATTTGAAGCATAAGTTGAAACTCTCGGTGTGTTTGTTTCTGCTTCGAGTGCTGTTACAACTCCGAGAGGCTGAGCTTTATGAGTTTGGTTTCCGGAAGGAACACCCAAACCGTTAATAACAGCATTTGCGAGTTTATCACCCATTTTTTCAACAATTTTATTGATGACATAATCCATAAAAGCGGGTGTTGCCATTTCCTTGAGATTGAAGGAAAGAGTGATATTTGCTTTTAAATCGTAACCAAAAAGGTTAATTTCTGCAGTTGCTACTGAAGAATCAGTTGTGTCTGTTGCTTCATCATAAAAAGCGGTGTTGTCTGTGAAGTTTGCGACGGGAAGAGTTAAATTGCCCTTAACGTTCATGATTTCAACATCTTTTAAAACTGCGTGTGTTTCGCCGAGTTCTTCAAAGATTTTGTTCATTGTCGTTTCGGGAATGACTGCGCTGTTGCCTGTTTTGGTTACGGCTGAATTTTGAACATTGTATTCGTTAAATACACTCTGTTCTTCTTGTGATAAGTCTTTGCCCTGAATGTATTTTGCAAAAACTTCGTCATAGGTGATTTTGTTTTCTTTTTCCATTAGTTGTACTCCTTCTTTATCTTTTTGTTCATTGACAATTCCATAATTAATTTTTTGCATTTCGCCTATTCTGTTAAGAATTTCGTTTGCCTGCTTTGAATTTTCGGCATCCAAAACTTCTTTTTCAAGTTCGTTTGCCTTGTTAAGTGCTTCTTCACCCTTGCCGTCCGCAATAAGGTTTTCGATTTCAAGCACTTTTTCGTCGTAGATTTTTTTGTCCATAGTTTTAAATCCTTTCCTTTAAACTACTTATTTTTTTTCGTGCATCTTCAAGTGCCTGAATATTTGCACTTGTTTTATCCTTAATTTCTTTCGGAATGTTAATAAATTCATTGTTTAAACCGCAATAAGCGACGGCTTTTTTCTCGCTCTCGACGGTTATGTTTCTGAAAAGCCCTGCTGAAGCCTCGGCGCTCAGCCAAGTTTCATTTTTCATCATTTCGGAAATCGTTTCGGCCGAAATGCCGTCAAGCAAATGTTCCGAATAGACATTCAAAATGCCTTCTTCGATTCTGTCCAAATCGTCAGCTGTCTTTCTTAATTCGTCAGCGTTGCCGATTATCGCCTGAAAAGGTTTATGTATCATCAGGTATGAGTTTGAAGGCATAATAATTTCGTCACCCGCAAAAGCAATGACGGAAGCAATCGAGCCCGCCAAACCGTCAACATAAACGGTTTTATGCCCCGAATATCTTTTGAGTTGGTTATAAATTGCAAAACCTGCAAAGACATTACCGCCACAGGAATTGATATAAATGTTTAAATCTTTTCCCTCTTCATTTTTTAAAAATTCTGCAATGTCAGAAGGGCATTTGTCCTCTTCCGAGCCGAAAAATGTATCGGAAGAAGAAACAATATCGCCATAAAAAAGCAGGTCTGCCGATTTTTCCGTTTGATTTTTGATTTGAAAAAATTTATTCATCTTTTTGTTCCTTAATTACCGCGGTGTCAAGTCGTCTGATTACTTCGTCACCGCCCTCAATTGCGCTGAGATTTAAAACGGCGCGCCATTCGTTCGGTGTCATTGCGCCTCTGTCCACCATTTGAAGAAGGTTTAATTTTGTCTGCATTGAAGCAAACTGCAAAGAATTTGATGAGAAAATAATCTCTGTTCCATTCAGTCTGTCCTCGAGCGAAAGAATTTTTCTCGTGAACTCTTCGCTTAACTGCTTGCTGACAGGCTCAATTTCGCTTTCGTAATATGCCTGAAATTGCGCTTCCGAATAGTTTGACTGCACGATATTTTCGTTTGTGCCGAGATAAGAATAAATTCTCTGTTTTGCGCTTGCTTGCAAACTGCCGTTCGGGACATAATCATGAGGCTGAATTTGTGTGACGTCAGCTCCTGCATCTGTTGCAACAACGCTTGAACCGTCTTCAAGAAAATCTTTTGAGAAACCTCTCGCTTTTTCCTTCAGATGTCCTGCTTTGTAGGTTTCGTGATACTTGACAAGCCACTGAATAACACCGCCGTTTTTGACTGCGCTGATGATTGAATTATCAGACGTCTGAACGACTTCCATTAAATTTTTGAAGGTGTCGGCAGGGCTGTCCCCGAAAATATCATCTTCCGCCGTGAAATCTTTTCTGATATGAATGACGTTTTCGTAATCGAAAATCTGACGGTTTCCGTTCGTTAAAGTAAATTCAATTGAAAGTTTCCCGCTCTCGGAATAAATTTTTCTTGCGCTCAGCGCGCTGACGGGAAAGAGTGAAATCGCTTTTCCCTGCGCATTTCTATATATTCCGATAAAAGCGTTATTGTTCAGTTTCAGACAATTTGCCGTTTTTTCGAGCATTACCTGCATTGTCATAAAAGGATTCGGATTTTTGAGAAGCTCTTCGAGCAGGGCATTTTTATTTCCCCGTGTCTGAGGCTCTAACTTTCCGACAAAAGAGGCAAACGGTCTTATTGCAGAACGAACGATATCGGATTTATAATATTGTCCGTCGTAAAGGTATGAACCATAATTTCTTTGGCTCATGAGCTTTATTCCCGAATAAACCTGTTCCGGAAATATGAAATTTTTAATTCTGTCTAATATTTTCATAATTCAATTTTGTTTAAATAACTCTCTTTGTGCCAAAGAAAAACAGTATAAGCATTCAAAAGCGCGGCGGTTCCGTCAATTCTCTGACGTGCATTCATTGATTTTGCAGGCTGAATGTTGCCGTTTTTGTCAATGTCCGCTTTTGTGTTCGATAAGCACCAACGCATTATAGGATTGTTATTATAATTGATTTTTTTCTTTGCAATTTCTGCCCCGAGCTCCTGCATCGGAACGGACAAAGTTTTTTTACCCTGAATGACAGGTTCAAAAACGTCGCCGAAATTCATTTTTAATTTTTTGACAAATTCCGTTGCGCTCCAACTGTCATAACCGCCGTTTGAAATAAGCATTTCGGGAACGCTCTCAAGCTCCTCGATGAGCCATTCAATCACGCAGTCCGTATCTATTTTATTTCCGGGGCAAAGTCTCAAAAACCCTTGTTTTAACCAAATGTCATAAGGAACTTTGTCCTCGTTGACGTGTTTTTCAAGAAGGTCCTCGGGAAGAAAGAACATCGGTTCAAAAAATAAACCGTCATATCCTTTTTTGGCGAACAATAAACCGCAGGCCGTCAGGTCGGTCGTCTTAGAGAGGTCAGCACCCAAAATAACATAATCGGGGTTGATTTCTTTTATATCAAATTTGTTTTCGTTGACGACCTCTTCAAAACTGAGCCATGCTTCGGTCGAGGTCTCTCTGATGTTAAAGTCTTTGCAAAGCGTATTTTTTAAGGCAGATTTTGAAATTTTCGCCCGTTTAACTTTGTTTTCCAAATATTCATAAGATTTTGAAACGTTCAAATTCGGGTTTGCTTTTTGCCAATTTTTCGGCTCTGTCCACTCCGAACGCTCATCAAGTTCATAAATAACGGGCATTAAAGTTTCGTCTGCAGGCTCACCGACAGACATTTGATTAATTATTTCGGCATATTCATCATATTTTACATCGCAAATATTTTCTCTGACCGTTCCCATTGTGGTTGTGAGAAGAATAATCGGTTCTCTGCGCGCTGAAATCGAATCGGCAATAACGTCATATAAATTTCGGTCTTTCCAAGCGTGTATTTCATCAAGCCCCGCAAAATGCGTGTTCAGACCGTCAAGAGAATTACTGTCAGACGAAAGAGGCTGAAATTTGCTTTCGGTTTCGTCAAAAACAACTTCACCGACCAAACACCTGAGATTTTTGAGAAGCTCCGGTGATTTTTTTATCATCTTAACGGCTTCAAGCCAAATAATTTTGGCTTGGTCGCGCTTCGTTGCAACGGAATAACATTCTGCGCCTGCTTCTCTGTCAGCGATAAAACAATAAAGCCCGATTGCTGAAGCTAAAAAGGATTTGCCGTTTTTCCTTGCAATAAAAAGGCCTGCTTCCTTAAACCGTCTTCGGTTATCGGACTTTCTGCAAATTCCGAAGAGAGAACAAATAAAGGCTTTTTCCCATAATTCAAGTTTGATAGGTTCGCCCGCCCACTCGCCCTTTGAGTGTTTGCAGAAGGTCTCAATGAATTTTATTGCATGCTGAGCTTTGGCGCTGTTATAATAAAACTTTGATTTTTTATTGTTTAAAACCCTGTCAACAAGGTATTTATAAAAAATTCCGACTTTTTTTGAAACGATTATTTTCTTTTTTTGAATTGCAGAATAATAATCTTTAATCGGGTTTTGAATTGATAAATTCTTTGAGGGTGTTTGTTTTGGCATTGTTTTTTTCCGGCAGAAGCTCAAAAAGCTGTTTATTTATTGCTATGAAATGTTTAATCAGATTGTTATAAATATCAACTTCGGCGCTCTTTTTTCGCCCGAACTGATTTTCACCGTTTTTGTATTCCTCACAAACTCCGTTTTTTAAAATTGTTTCCCTCAGGGTTCTCAGCTGACATGCAAGAAAAGCATTTTCGCTGATTAAATTTTTTGAAATTTTGAGCGCTTCGTCGTTTATTCCGCACTCTTTGAGAATTTTAATTATTCTCTTTTCTTCTTTTTGAATGTCCTTCGACAAGCATTCCGTTTTCATCAAACATTAAACCTTCCTGCACGGGCGAAAATTTCTCGAAGTGTTCCCTGTTATGACAGTCAATACACAATAATTCAAGATTTTCAAAATTCAGAGTATAATCTGAATCGTTCAGTCTTTCGTCGTTCAGATATTCTTTATGGTGGACTATTTCGGCGTTAGGTTGACCGCATCTTTCACAAATTCCGTTTTGCTTCGCCCGATAGGCTTCCCTCGTTTTCTTCCAAGCGGGAGAATCATAAAACTTTTTGGATTTCTTTGTGTACGATTTCACTTGTGATGATGTCCCCTGCGTTGTCCGATTCGTCAATATACCTCGGAATTTGCTCTGTCGCCGACAGAGTTTTTCCGTAAATAAAAGGAATGGTCTGCGACTGCGGACGTTCACTTTCAAAAGGATTTTGAAGCGGATAAAAAACTCTGTTTTTTGAGGTTTTCAGATAGTATTCAAACGCATCAGCTCCCCGAAGGGTCTGAGTTTCTTCAAGAACTTTTTTCCCTCTGCCGTTCAGTGAATAACGCTTTATTTCAATGACGTACTGATTGCAGTTATCGCAGACGGTAACAAATACGATTTCAGACACAACTTTTTTGTTTGTGTCCGTTTTGGCTTTGACAACAGGTTTATTATAGAATCGGTCGATTTTGTAAAAATCGTCCGATGTGGTTGAATGACTTACCCCGCAACAAAGACAAACCCTCAAAATACACCCTTTTCTTAAAATAAGCACGCCCGAGGGTCCTTATGAATTAGCCCCTTTCGGTCCTGCCTCACAATAACAGTATGAATAATTTTAACCCGTTTTGTCAAGTAGGGTATTCCCTACTATTTTTTTTAAAATTCGCATTTACAATTTTTAATATTTTAATACTTATGACATTTTTTCTTTGACGTACTCTCTGACGAGCCCGATTCTTGATTTGACTTTGTACGCCGAAATTAGATTTTTGATGATTTTTTCGACATATTTTTCGCTGATTTTGAGTTCTTTGGCGATTTCTTTGTTCGTTTTCTCGTCCGAAATCAATTCGAGTATTTTATTTTCGGTTTTACCCATTTTTTTAGTCCTCGACTGTTAAAGCGTTGTAGATAATAAAAATTCCGACTGTTAAAAGCAAAATTGTTGTTATCATTTTTAAAGTCCTTTCATAAAATTTTCCATGGTGTAATCTTTTGAATATTCGCTGACGTCGAAAAGTGCCTGCTGAACTTCCTCAGGCGCTTTGCCGTCATAAATTTTCTGAAGCGACAGCTGAACAAGATACATAAGTTTCTTTTCTCTCTCTGCCTGTTCCGGCTTCATTTTTCCGTTTGCAATAAGTTTCGGATAAACGGCAAAACGCAAAGAAACTTCTCTCTTAACGCAGTCAATCATTTCTTTTAAAAGTTCACGGTTCATTTTAAAACTATTTCCTTTATCTGCTTCATTAAATTAGTGTTTTTCTGAAATAATCGGTGTTTCTCGACATTCAAAACTCTGTTTTCTTCGAGTATCTGCTTATATTGAACCTTTAAATCGGCTAATTCATTCTTTAATTGTTGATTTTCAGAATTTAGGTAATTTAAAATTCTCATAAAATCAGAGATATCAACTCTTTCAATATTATCAATATAAACAAAATTACCCTCGGGAGTATGTTTAATTTCATAAGGTTTAGGCATCTTAGCACTCCTCAATTTCAAATAAATCAAGTATTTCCTTTGCAAGTTCTGACTTCGGGCTGTATTCTTCCCATATACTATCTTTATCTGTCCATTGTCTAACAGGTAATTTTGCCTCTCTGCACTTCTTTACTATCTGCTTTAAAAGGCAGTCGTTTTTTTGTCCACATTTATAGAAATTAAAAAAATCATCTGCTTTTCCACAAAAACCTAATTCAGTAAAACCTTCTATTATTTTCCCCGAAGGAATATTTGTAATTGCCGGGCAATTATTAATTATGTATTTTTTCATATTTTACTCCTCATTAAATAGACGCTTCCCATTCTTATCATATTTGTTTCTCTGTTGAATTACGGTAACTTCCATTTTTATTTGCTGTCCACAATTCGGACAAAAAAACGTTGTAGGGATGTAACCGTAAAAAGTTATAATCTTGTTACAGCTTTTACATTGTGTATTTCCGACGACATCAACACCGTTTAACACTGCTTGTATTCCTAATCCGTTAAACATTTCTTCACACTCCCCTTATATTCCGAACATTTTTGGTTATCGAAAAGAGTACATCTTTTGTATTTGATTCCTATTTCACCGTTTTCATCTTTAACCGGAATTGCGCAGGTCATCTGTCCGCCTTTTGCGAAATAGTGGTTAAAATTTACGCAATTGCTCATTTCTTCCGTTGCTTTTAATTTCATTTTTCCTTCTTTCTGTCTTTTCCCCTGCCCGAAGACGGCGGTTTGTCTTCGGATTTTTGTTGTTAGTGATTAAATTAGAGATTTTTGTTTTAAGGGCTAAACCTTTCTATCGGAATGAGCTTTTGACTTCGTCAACGCTCCCGCTCCCGCATTACCGCCGTGATACGCTTCAGGGGCTTTTCATTAATTTTTCAAGTTCCTCAATTAAGCGCAGTTTTTGAGATAAATTTTCGATTTGCGCTTTAATATTGTTCTTAAAAACCTCGAAATCCGCTCGGGGGGGGGTAGTTTCGAGCTTTTTAATTTTTGCTTTGAGTTCTTTGTTTTCCTCTTTCAATAAATCATTTTGCCGATTTTGTCCCTCAATAACGAATTTTAAACGGTTGATTTCGTCGGCATTCGATATTTTGGGAACTGTACGATAAAGAGGGTTTATTTCGGTCGTTCTTACTGCAGGTCTGACCTCTGTTTGTTGCGCATCAGAATCAGTCAGAAAATGCTGAAGGGTCAAAAACCGTCTTAATTTGCTTCTGTATTCAACAACGTCTTTGGTTTTGTTATAAATTGCGCACAGTTGATTCTGCAGAGTGCTTTTTTCTTTATTTCTGCCCTTGCAAATTTCCTCAAAATTCTTGCCTGCCTTCATATCTTCCAAAATTTCTTTTTCGGCAGTCGTGAAATAGATTTCATTGAATTTTTTGTTCATGTTCTTCTGCCTCGTTTTCTTTTATCTCTGAAGGTTTAAATTTTGTGCATATCATCTGAAAACTAACGTCGTCAGTATAAAACTGCGAAGATTTGTTATAGCATCTTCCTTCAAAATTAAATTTGCATTTTTCGCAATTCATCATTTTTATTGTCACCTCTCGCCAAAATGTAACCGTCATTGTAAGAAGTCTGCTGTGTCCGAAGAACCCGAGCTTTCCGCAGATGTTTTGAAGATGTGTTTTTATTGTTGTTTCTTCGATAAAAAGGGTTTGTGCAATTTCTTTTGCGCTCATTCCGTTGATGCACAGCATCTTAAAAACTTCTTTTTCTTTTTGTGTCAAATCTTCGCCGTTCATATCTTTCGGCAGAGGAATTAAACCCCTGCCTTTTCCCTTTCTTTTTCTTCCTCGTCGCTGTCCGTTTGGGTGTCCTCGAAGGGAAGGCTCAGCTGAATACATTTTTCTTTTAAATCGCTGAGCTGTTCCTGATAGCGTTTGATGTCGGCCTGCGCCGTTGCATACTGACCGCAAAGAGTGCCGATTAAACCTAAAGTCACTTTTACAGCTTCGAGCTGTTTAACTCCGTCTTTCAGTTCTTTGATGTCCTCGTCCTCGAGGCTTGAACTCAAAGTGTCTTTGACCTTATCTCTGAGAATATTCAATGCGCCTGTTTTGTTGGCTTCTGCCAAATCGTGAAGCGAATCAACCGTTTTTTGACAATTTGCAATGCTTGCGAGCAAAGATTCTCTCTGTTTTCTCGCTTTGTCCTCTGTCAGAGGCTCTTCTGCTATACTTTGCATAAATTCGTCGTCGCTGTCCGTTTCTTCTTCGGAAACAGCCGAATCTTCCGTTTCTTCTTCAAGAATTTTTTCTTCTTCAAGTTCGGCTTCTGCTTCCAAAACTTCTCTTGTCGTGATGTCTTTTTTCATAATTTACTCCTTTTCTTTGTCAGGCGTTGCCTGAATTACTGAATTAATAAATTTAAACTTATATCTTTTATGATTATTTCTGCTCTCGGATTGTCCGAATATCTTTTTTCAATGATTTCTTCGACGATTTGAGAATCATCGGGGAATGCGATTTTATTCAACGCATCTTTTATGTTTTTTGAAATATTGTCTGTGTCGGGCTTCACTATCGGGCGCAAATATCCGTTTTGAGCGCCGTAAATGAATTTTAACGGCTTCGATTTCGGAATTTCAAAATACGCAATTGTTTTAATTGAAAGCATTGAGCCTTTGAAAATTTCCGCCCTGTGTTCGGGGTATGCGGTCATAAAACATTGCTTGACCCAGTTTGCATAATTAACGACGACGGCGGGCTGATAGGCTTTGATAAATCCGCCCATATTGCAAAATTTTGCGCTCTGCTTCGCCTGAACTTTCCCCGGAACAACAAATTTTAATTCCATTCTGTTTCCCCTTTCTCTATCTGCCCCGAAACTCTCAGTTGGTCGATTTCATCGGGCTCAAACTGATATTTTCTGTATAGCTCCCTGATGTGAGGCGGAGCTTTTTTGTGTTCATAAAGACACTTTATATATTCGGGCGAATCAACCCAAAGAGCGACTTTGATGAGTGCCTTCCTGCGCTCAGAGGGCATATTAATCAAGGTAAAAGGATTTCTGCACTGAGAGAAAAACTGCTGAAAATATGCAGGTCTCGGCGCGGTTTTATAGCCCCAATTTTTGCAAAATAACTCAAATAATTTGTCAAAATCGAGGTTCTCTTCAATCGCAACGTTATATCTTTCAAAAACGTCGTCTGACGACATCTTCGCAAAGGAAGACGGAAAACCTTTAATGATTTTGGTGATAAATTCTTTTTTGTTCATTTCCCGTGTTTCTCCTCAAACCTTTTGACAGCCTCATCGACTTCTTTTTCCCAATTTTTCGCCTGCTGTTCTTCTTCCAAAATCCGCTCTTTGTCCTCTTCGCTCAAAGATGCCCAATAACCGCATGGGTTATTAATTTGCGGATTGTTTTTTATCACATCCGGAACTTCTTCAATTCCGATTTTCTTTTTTAAACTTTTTTTCATCAGCTCATCATGATGATTGATTTGATTCTTTATTTCTTTTCTTTCTTTAGTTGTTGTTATTTGTTTGTTATTTGTTTGTTGATTGTTTGTTATTTGTGTGTCATTTTGTATGTTATCTGTTTGGTACAAATCGTAATTATTTATTGTTATCATTGAATAGTGGCTTGTTGATTTATGTATTATTTCGTTTGTTGATTTCAGCTTTAAAATTGCTGTTCTAATTTGCTGAACCGTCAAACCTGTTTCTATACTTAGTTTTTCGTAACTTGTTATAAAAGACCCCCGATGAATAATTTGACCTTTCCAATCTTTATCCGTGTAATTTGCCTTTAAAAGACAGTGAATAAACAAAACTTTGACATTTAATTCGTCATACCATTCCCACTCCAAAAGCGAGCGGTGAAGTTTTATATATCCTTTTTTCAAATTTTCGTTATAGTTTTCCATTTTTTAACCTTTAATAAAAATGACGGGCCCGAAGGTATGTGTAAGCCCGAAGGCCCGTCTGAGATTAACAATTTAGGAGTATATCGACAGAATTTCTTCTGCCGGCGAAAGTCCTCACTTTCGCATCGTTGGGAATGGTTTTTTATTATCCGAAAACTTCAAACGGGTCAGCCGAAACAGTTTCGGGCGCTTGTTTGACTTCTTCTTGTATTGTTTCTGTTTTCTTTGGTTCTTCTTTTATAGGAATAACATCAATTGTTTCTTCCTTCGTTGGAGTATCAACGAAATATTTTTCCCCGTCTTCTTTCAAAACTGCCATATCAGAACTGAAAGCATTCTGCATTTCAATAGACATAATTCCCCATTTTGAAATTAATTGTCTGAGCATTGTTTTATATGCCATTGCATCAAAGTCTTTTTCCCAAAATGTATAGCCTTTTTTTGCCTGATATCCTTTTGAATATTTGAGCGCGTGGTTTTCCATTTTTTCTTTGGACCAATACATTGTTTTTTTGAACCCGTTTGTATATTCAAACATTGCATAATATCCGACAGTTTCGGTGTTTTCTCTCATTGTGTCGTCCTGAATAAGATTAACCGTTATTTCTTCTTCAAGCGGATTATAATTAACAAGCTCACCTCTTTTGATAGCCAAAACATTCAGCTTTTTATAGAACCCGCTTCTAATTGCGAGCTGAATATATCCTTTATAGCCGAGCTGAAACTGTGCAACTTTTCTGTTTAATTTATTGTCATTGAACGGAACAAGATAATATTGACCGAGCTGTGAACTTGGTGAAAGTTTCAGACTTGCGCCCAAAAGTCCTGCCGAAAAAATTGTTGCAAAATCACATTCTGCAAGGTTCGGATTCTGAGCAACGGCAGAAACAAGCGAGCTTGTGAAGGTTGTGTCGTTTTTGATGATTGAATTAATCTTTGCCTGAATTGCAGGACTTGCCATATAAGATGAAAATGTCATTTTTGGTTTTTCACCCGAAACAAGTGAATTTTTTGTTTTGTTTGTTGTTGTTAAACTTTGCATATTATTTCCCCTTTCTTATTGAACAGCACCGTATTTTATATTGTTTTCTTTAAAGAATTTCTGAATTGACTTCGCCTCTGATGCGCTGACTTCCACCCAAAAACGAATTATCTTTTTGGGGCTGTCCTGAAAATCATTTGTGCTGACTTCCTGTTTTTCTTTTTCTGTTTTCAGAGTTGCTGAATATTCAATTGCTTTTTGCAAATCAAACCCCGATTTTTTATATTCGAGCTTCAGAGCAGAATAATCAATTCCCAAAGAGCCCGCCTGCGCCTTCAAAATGCAGAGGTGTTCAAGAACGCTTGAAAGAAACAATTCAACTTCTTTTTGTGCATTTTTCAAAGAAACACTCACGTTCAAAAGTCTTTCACGTCCGAGCATAAATTCATCAAAATTGACGAACTCCCGGACTTCTCTGTCACCGTTTAATATGTCAAAATATGCATGTAATTCTTTTAATTTTTCGCATTTTCTCTGTTCTTCAAAATCTTTCAGAACGGTGTCTATCTGCAACAAAGGTTCATCAATTAAAGCAACAAGTTCTTTGACCTTCGCTTCAAAATCGTTATACGGCTCAAGCCATTTTCTTTTGATTTCTTTTCTTTTTTCCTCGATTGCTTCTTTAAATTTGTTGAGCTTTGCTCTGTCCGCTTTGCCCTCTTTGATTGTATCTTCGGTAATGACAAGATTTTTATACTTTTCAATGCTCTGTTCAATCTCGAATTTCATCTCATCAAAATTGAACTCAATTTTTTGGGCAATGTCGTTTTCAGACGGATTAAAAATTTTAAATTCCATATTTGTTCCCCTTTTCTTCTTTATCGTTTTTTATATCGGCGGAAGTATCAAATCGGGCCGTTTGTCGCTAATGACACAATCCCAAAATTTAATTTCTTCGCCCAAAAGAAACTCAAGGTCAGCAAGATAGTCATTCCTCTTAAAGAAATAATGTCTTATTGTTGCCCTGACTTCATTTTCGTATTCATATCTCAGGCGCGCTTTTAAAATTGCAAATTCTGCAGTTTCGTCAACAAGAAAATAATGAAGAATTTGGCAAAAATAATTGTCCGGAACTCTGTCATTCCACTTTTCCTTTTGCATAGATTGAAGAATATTTGTCGTTTTAATCTCTAAAATGCCCTTTTTCCCTGTTGATTTTTCTATTAATCGACCGTCAAAACTCCCCCGAATGAAGTCATATTTCGGATTAGAATAGTTGTTATAAGGTTCATAAATGACCTCAAATTCAGGATAATCAAGTTTGAACATTTCTCTCAGGTGTTCTTCTGCAGTTTTGCCGAAAATTACGCAGTCTTTGTTTGAAATGTCTTCCTGCTCTTTTCTTTTGGTTTTGATTTCCCACAATTCAACATTTGTCATATACGGATTTCTGCCCAAAATCGCCGCGCAGTCGCTTCCGCCGATACCTTTTGACCTTAAAGCGTGCCATTGTTTTTCTGACTTTTTCATCTGTTTACCCTTAGTTTTTTTATAAAATCAAATAAGTTTTTAAGGAAAAGGGGCGTGTTGGTCGAAAGTCTTCCGCCCCTGATAGAGAGACCCCAAAATCTCTCCTTTGATTTATCCGGTTTGGTATAATCTATTAGCATTCTGCACATTATTAAATCCTCGCCGTCCACATCTGCTTTAATCTCGAATCTATCTGACCCGTCAAAAGCCATTCTTTAACCTTTGCGTTTGAATACCTTTTTGCGGTTTCTTTGTCGAACCCGAAAACACTCTGAAATTTAGCCGAACAAAACGCTCTCAGAGTTTCGATTTTTGATTTTTCTTCTTGTGTGATTTTCACATCAGACAGACTTTTGAATAAATTTTTGAATTTAAACATTTTTTATCCTCTCTTTTGATTCATTCCCAAAGAATTGATAGGTTCAGGCAGAGCGCCCGAAAGCGAAACAAAAAAATCGCGCCAAAGCCTCGATTCCTGCTCGGGTGAAAAATCTTCACTGTCATCCACCGCGAGCTGAACCTTCAGACCGCTTTTTGTTGTCCACTTTGATATAATTCTTGTTGTCTCGTTTCCCATTTTTTTTGCACTCCAAATAAGCCTATTGAGGCCTGTTATTTTAAATGTTGCTTTTAACCGTCTAAAGCAACAAAGGACTATTCACATAACGAGGCAGAGCGCCAAAGTCTTTCCTTTGTGTCCGTCATTTTCAATTCTTGACTGAATATATAACCCGTTCGCTTAAACCTGCCTCTTTCATCGGTATTGCTCAAAGTTGCTTCAGCTGAAGAACATGATTAATTCCGTATTTAACGAGCTCCGTCAGGTTCGTGTGTTGTCCCCTGCGCTTAAAATAGATAACTTTTTCTTCAAGGTCCGTCTTCATCTCTGAAGGAATCCTTGTCGTTATCTGTACCTTTTCTACTGTGTCTCTTTTCATAAATCTCCTCTGTTACCAAACATTACATAAACTTGAAAAATTAACCTTATGTGATGTATAGTAAAAATATTAATTTGATGTATAAATGTATAATATCACTTTTAAATCAAATTTACAAACAAAATAATCAGAAATACATCAAGAGATTTAGAAAGAAAGTGAAAAACATGCAATATAATGAGGTTTTAAACCGTTTACAAAATTTAATAAATAAGGTTCCGACACAAGGGGAACTTGTAAAAATTTTGGGTGTGAAACAATCGACAATGAGCGAACGCGCAAGAAGAAACAGCAAATTCTCACCCGAAGAAATAAGTTTATTAAATAAACATTACGGTGTTAATTTATATACAAATATCACAGATACATCACAAATGGATTTTTCAACAATCAAAAACATATTAATCAATACTTATAAATTTGATGAAAATGATGTGATAATCTTTCAAAAAGTGTTAGAAAATAAAACATTTTTTAAACTCACAAAATTATTTATTCAGGCTCTTAACGGCAACAAAGAGAGAGCAGATATTATTATCAGTATTTTAAAAGATTCGGAAATAGCCAAAATATTCACAGAATAAAAAAGGGAAAATTTATGTTCAAACAAATTTTTAATAATATCTTTAACAGAAAAGAAGCCAAATTAGGATTTAAGATATTTTTTATTAACGGAACAATAAATCATAAACCGATTACAAATATAGTTAAAGATAAATGTTTACTCGATTTTGAAAATCAAACAATGATAATAAAACAAGGTGATGTTTCTCTGACCGAAAAAATGTCTGATGTGTCCTCAATGAGAACATGGACTTTCAAAGGGAATGTTTATTTCGCTGTCGAAACAAAAACGAACAATGAATATAAATTTTCATTCGGAACTGTCGATTTTTGGTTGAAAGCTGTCGAGAATTACGCAAAAGAATTTGACATTCCGTTTGAATATTGCGGGGAATCAGAGGAAAGTTCGGAAGACGACGACAATGACGAATAAAGCAATAATTTATGCAAGAGTATCTTCAAAAGAACAGGAAACAGGCGGGTTCTCTATACCTGCTCAGCTCGATTTTCTCAGAAATTATGCACAACAAAAAGGCTTTGATATTATCAAAACCTTCACGGAATCCGTCAGCGCCAAAGATAAAAATTCGAGAATTGAATATGACAACATGATAAAATTCGCACGCGCCCAAAAAGGCGGGTGTCATATCCTCGTCGAAAAAACAGACAGACTTTTGAGAAATGAATTTAACTCGGCCGAGATAATTGAACTTGCACGAACGACAGACATTTCAGTTCACCTCGCAAAAGAAAGTCTCGTTTTGGACAAAAATTCACCCCCGACAACCTTCTTTATTTTCACAATGTTTTCCGCGAACAGCTCGCTTTATCCTCGAAACCTCTCAAATGAGGTCAAAAAAGGAATGAACAAAAAAGCTGAATTAGGATTTTACCCCGGCAAAACCCCCGTCGGTTACAAAAACATCAGAATAGGCAAACAACCCCCTCAAATCGTTGTTGACGAGGAAAAAGCCCCCTTCGTCATTAAAGCCTTTGAACTCTATTCAACCGGAAATTATTCCTTCTCTCAAATTGCCGAAATTCTTTCAAAAGAAAATTTCAAAATGCGTTCGCGCCTCGTCAAAAAAAATAACATTGATGTCATCTTAAAAAATCCGTTTTATACGGGCGATTTCCTTTATAAAGGAATGTATTATTCGGGCAAACATACCCCGCTAATCTCGAAGGAATTGTTTTTTCAGTGTAAAAAAATTATGGAGCAGGGCAAAACACCCTATAAAAACAAGTATGAATTTCTTTTCAACAATATTATTCAATGCGCTGACTGCGGACAATATCTCACAGCTGACATCAAAAAAGGCAAATATGTTTATTACCGCTGTTTCGGCAACAAAAACAATGATTTCAGATGCAAAACAAAATTATTGCCTCAAACTAAAGTTGAAGAAGCTGTTATCGAGTGCCTGAATAATATCCATATCACTCAAGAACAAAAATCTGAACTCTTGGCAAAAATCAAAATGTGTTTCAAATCTGATTCGCAGAATTTCGCAAATTTGTTTGAGAAAAACAGCAAAAAAATAATAGAGCTCAAAAACAAAATTGATAAACTATACACAGACAAGCTCGACGGCATTATTCCGAATGAATTTTTTATAGAGAAATATAATTCATGGTCCGCTGAAGTTTCTCAATTGAACGAACAAAATAATTCTCTGATGCAGGATGCGGATGACATTATCCAAAAATGCGAATTAATTCTCGAACTCTTAAATCAGGCGCCGTCATTGTATTTGCGATTAGATTACGACAATAAACGGTTATTGCTCAAAACTTTATTCTCACACTTTTCTTGGGACGGCGAAACACTTACCCTGCATACAAAAAAAGTGTTTGAATTATTATTCAAACACAATTTTTCTAAAATGGTGGGCGATATTGGACAAATTTCCAAATTTAAAAAAGATATTAACTCCGAAAATATTGTTTTATTTAAAAATATTAAAAAGTTGTTGGTTGCATAACTACACCCCCTATATTTTTTCTTGCGTTTTATACAAATCTTGGAGCTGCGGTCGGGAGCGGTTTGGAGTAAAAATTTTTATGGGGGGAGTGTCGGATATGTAGCCTGTCAGAAAAGAGCTTTAAATATAAAAATTCCTTGTTTTCTATTAAAAAACAAGGAAGAAAAGGGGTTCTTATGATGAAAAATACACTATTTCTTTATGATTATCTTTTTGCGATTTTTTCCCCGGACAAACGAAATGTGAATCCATTTGTTATATTCATTTATAAGTTG